AGAAAGCTGTAATGGACGACAAAGATAGTCTTCTAACTGGAAAAGACGTTCAGGTGTCTATGCAAAAGGTGTGGAGTTCCGAAGTCGTTTGGGCTATGTGCCTCACTCAGCTGAAAGAAATGAGTAGGGAAGCGAAGCGGAAACAATGTGACTAAGAAAATAAAGATCATCACTCCACACGAGAAAGAAATATTAGAAAAGGGGAAATTAGACCCCAACTACATTACGGGGTATTTTTTCAAACATCCAAGTTCAGAAATAGGTTTCCAATTTGACGCCAACTTCACACCTGAAGGGGCATGGCAAAAGGCAGCTACCATGGCGAAGCAATCAACGTCCGTGGTTATTGGTGGTGTTGGCACTGGCAAGACTCTAGGCGTTGGTATGGGTGCGTATGCACTTGGCATGGTAACTGATCACTTCAAGTTTATGAATGTGGCTCAGCTTGGCTGGCAAGCTAAGATTATGTATGATCTCATGCTGGAATATGCCGAGGGTACTCCGATGGAAGACATTATCGTAGAGAAACCAAGGAGACCTTACCCAAAGATCGTAATCAAGTACAGGATCGGTCAGCACCTTCATACAGCTTCTTATGAGTTTATGTCAATCAAGGATGATGGGAAAGACCTGTTCTCATGGCGTGGAGATTGGGTGAATGTCGAAGAGGCTGGTCTGATCGACAATCTAGGGGAAGTCGTTGCCCACCTTCAGACGCGTCTTACGGGATCGACCGTTTTTGGCAGACCTTACATGGCTAGGTTATCTCTTATCTCTAACCCTTGGGATGTACCTTATCTGTGGTATCTGTTTGACCTCGCCAGAAGTGAGCCAGATGACTCGCTCTCCATTGTAGTCAGCACCAGAAGCAATAAGAATGTTACCCAGGCACAAATCAAGCAACTCCTGAAGAAGATACCAAGAGACGAGCATGAACGCTTTATTGATGGGACTAGACCAGAAGGTAAAGGATCGTTCTTCTCCAAGGACTCCGTATACAAATGCGAAGATCCTCTCATTGGGGATGTTATCAAGGCAAGAGCTGAATCTGGAGAAGCTGGATACAGATGGGATCGAGCACACTTTGGCGTTATGTATATGGCAATCCCCCCAAGAAAAGGCAGACTGTATAATGTTATCTCAGACCCTGGTTCTGATAATGCTCCTGCCAGAAATGCTCCTGTAATCGGCGTGTGGGATATGACCAACTTTCCAGACGAGCCAATGTCCCTGGCTGCATTCTGGTGGGGATTTGGGAATGGAGAAATCACACCGTATCTGAATAAGATGCTTGAACTTATTGGGAAGAGGGAAGGCGAGATCGCCTATCCTGCCTCCTTCGCTGCTATGGACAGCACAGGTCCGCAGAAGGGACTGTCCCAGCTGATAAATGTAGTCCACTTTGATCCTGATGCTTATGAAGGCAAGACCCTGATCGATAGCGTCTATGGGCTTGACTTCTCTGGCTCAAAGAAGATGACCCACCTTATCAGTCTGAAGTTATTACTGGAAGCTGGTCTATTCAGATTCCCCAAAAGTATCACTGGTATAAGAGGGCAGCTTACCAACTATGACCCGATGCTGGATAGAGGGACTAAACCAAAAATACCACAGGACATTGTAGCTATGATGGCAATGTCCGCGTATGTAGCGAGAGCACAATATGGCACTATTCTTGAAGAGATTATTAATAGCAATATCGTCATTCCTAATGATGTTGGCAATGAAAATCAAGACTATCGCCAGAAACGTTCCTCCAACAGAACGAGAAGTAAGCGCAGCGCGCGCGGCAAGAAGCAGGCGGTATTCCAATAGGGAACGGTCAAAAAGGTCGGTTAGACTTGACAAATAAGCTACTCTTTCTATATAATGCATTAGATACATAGAGAGAATAGAAATTGTGTATATTTTGATATGGAAAGCGAGTTCTCTCTATGCCTAGACGATCAATCCCCTCAGCAACCTTAGTATCATTCAGGAATATCCTGGCTGGCGATACAGCATTCCATCTTAAGACAATAGAAGAATTTCCATACTCCACCTGGACCGAGAAGCAAGAAGAGTACAGTAAACTGTGCGATTGGTATGATGGTACTGCTCTTGATGCCGATATTCAAGAACAATCTGAAGGCGATGCGATTGATCTCTACCCAGTAAAAATCAACCCAATCAGGGGAGCTTGCCTGAAGCACTCGTATGCTCTCTTCGGTGAATTTCCAGAAGGTCTCTCTGGACCTCCTATCAGGTTTGCACCGCTATCTGGCGAGGATGGCGTCACCGAGAGTGATGCTCACATGGCAGAAAGTATTGTCAACAGAATGTGGTGGGAGAATTATGGGGGAGCACAGATGATGGAGAATGGTCTTTTGTCGCAGATATATGGTGGTTGTATCTTTGCCCTATCTTACCGTCCAGATGATAAATCCAGATCAGTGCCTATTCGAGTAGACCGTATCCTCCCAACTGAGTTCGTTGGTATTCCATCTGACTATAATCCTTGGATTTTGAAAGAGGCTTGGATAGTAAGAAGGATCACCCCGAAAACTGCACTTGAGTATGGTGTTCAATTAGCAGCAGATGGTTATTGGATAGAAGAGTGGACGACAAAGAAACACTCTGTTCGGATTAACACCGAATACCTTGCCATAGATATTCTTAATGGAAAGGGGGAATATGTATACAACGAGGCAAATCCCTATAATGTTGTTCCAGTAACATACATTCCACATATTCGCTCAGGTAGGTTTTGGGGAGAGAGCCTGATAACTCCAGCAGCGCAGGGTCTTGTGAAAGAGATGAACCTGCGCCTCGGTGATATTGGAGATGCCGTGAATGATGAGAGTCACGGTATTCTGGTAATGCGGAATGTGCGCGGTACTCCAAGAATGATACGGATAACCGATGACCTTGAAGTATTGAATATCGGCAGCACTCAAAACCTCTCTACTCAAGAACAGCAACCAGATATGTTCAATGTAAGGAAGTCATCGGTATCGTCTACCATGGTCGATCTGAACAACGAACTGAACCGCCATTTCAGGAGAGAAGTCAGCGTACCTGCCATTGCGGATGGTGAAGATGAGGGGTCACAACGCTCCTCCCTGACACTCAATATCAGGCTGTGGCCTCTCATTTCCCATACCAGACTTGAGAGAATGAACTGGACTACAGGCTTGTCGATAATTAATTCTGTAGCACTCAAGATGCTTGAAACAAAGAACAAGCTCGGTGTTACAGAGTCAGTTGCGAGAGTACCAATGAAAGCTCGCTGGTATCCTTCATTGCCTAGAGACAGAGAACAAGTAGTTGCCGAAGCTGTACAACGTATTGTGAATGGTCTAGGATCACCAGAACAGCTTATACAGTTATTCGGAGATGTTGAAGACCCCGAAGTAGAAATAGATAGAATTGTTGCTTGGCTTGAGACTGACGCTAAGATTAAGGCAATGGCGAAAGCGCAGTCTCCCACGCGGGAGGATGGCGACGATGGCAGCGAAGGTAACGGCGGAGGATCGGGAGAAACACGCGACACTTAGTGGCGGACGCTTCCCGATCAAAAACAAGGCACAAGCGCAGAGCGCGCTCAGACTCAGAGGACATACGAAGTCCAAAGAAGAGCGCAGAAGCGTAATAAGACGTGCTGCTAAGTTTCTTCCAGAACAAGCTAAAAAGGCATGGGAGAAAGACAAGAAAGCAGGTCTAATATAGCAAGGAGTAAAAGATGGCTAAAACTGTTAATAATGATGTCCTAGACGCGGCATTGAACGAGATTAAGAACAATGCCAATATCATGACGGTATGTTCGACCGTACCTACCACAAGGACAGAAGCTGTCACCACTTATGCACTTGCTGATATCGTGATGTCAGGAAGTGATTTTACAGTTGGTGAGGGCGATACCAGTGGGCGTAAAGCTGCCGTAGCACAGAAGGCAGATGTCACAGTAGATGCCTCTGGCGTTGGCAACCATATCGCTTTGTGTGATGGCTCAAGGCTCTTGTATGTTACAGAAGAAGGGACTGACGTTAGATCAAATACCTGCCAAGCAGGTAGCACTGGATCAACGATTGTCCTGGACGCTGGCGCAAGTGGCAGTGATGACACATACAATGGCTATGGCGTCAAGATCACAGGTGGACTAGGTTCTGGTCAGAGCAGGATAATCACTGATTACATCGGTAGCTCTACAACTGCGGTTGTTGACACGAACTGGACTACTACGCCAGATGGCACAAGTACATTCAAGATTTTTGGTCTGTCCTTGGTAGCTTCCAGTACTGTCACGTTCCCGACCTGGGACATCGAAATCGCTGACGCTACCCCATAAGATAACTGGTAGTAAAGAAGACAGTATACTGAGTACCTCAAGGACATCCAAGCCTTGAGGAACTCGGTTTTTACAAGACATGACTGAATGGTGCGTCTGGTATTCTGATGGCTCGATCTACACGTCTGACATGGGCATTGAGAATATGCCAGTTACTCATGTTCAGATAATTGTTCAGTATGATCCCAACAAGGGCTGGATAACGCTCACTGAATACCCGTTCTTCATTTGGGAGAAGCGTGATGATGTTCTTCGATGGTGGTGCGCTTCACCGTCAGGACTTGAGAATTACGTTAGGAAACGGGGACTGAAGATTTATACAATAAACGAATGGATTGGTGACAAGACATTCCATGCAATGAATTTGTTTGTAACTGAATTGGTGCAAGAGATTCGCAAGACAGGAGTTCCAGTTTTCAAGCCTTGGAGACCCGATAGTGTCTAAAGAGATTGTTGGCTCATATCGTCAGAACTGGGTTCTGATAGGAAACTGGTGGTACAACACCAAGACTGGCAAAATTATTGCGCCAATCTCTGGTGGTGGTACTGACCAGTTCTATCAGCAAGCATACCGTTTCGTCACAGATAATGGTGACGCTAATTCAGGTACTCTCGAAGGCACTGGCAACAATCAACCGACCACTCAGGGGACAGGCACAGCTAATCGAAAGCGTTGCCGTATCGTTCTCGAGGAGACCACTGGCAACAAAACACAGGGGAGTACGTGGGAGCTGTGGGCTTCCTACAATGGGGGTACTTATTTCCATGTAACCACAACCAGCAGCTACATTCGTTCAATAGGTTCGTTCAACACGAGCTGGACCTGTACGGATGGGGATATAACTACTCAGCGTCTTGGATGGGCTGGCTCGTTTACGTCTGGTCGTTGGGACAACACTGGTACTATCGACGCAGGAGTATCACTAAACGGGAGTCACACAGAGCTTGAGTTTTGTTATTATGTTGTAGATGCCGATGTCGAAAATGCCAAGAATGTAACATTCCAGCTCAGGTTTAGCGGTGGCGGTGCTTTGAATGGGTACAACCAGACACCGACCATCACAATCAGCAAAGTAGTTTCGTCAAATCTCATAATCGGTGGTACTGCTCACGCTCATACTACCGACACCCCCCAACTATCACAAAAGCAAACGATCTCGATAGCAGAGTGTGTCCATGCTCATACGGTAGATACTCCAGTAATACCTGTAGCTGCGGTACTGGCGACTGATAGCTGTAGTCATACACATGTCGCTGATACCCCACAACTCCTTCAAAAGTTTACATCTTCTATAGAGGAAACATCTCACGGTCATACTGCTGATACGCCTCAGCTTTCTCAGAAACAATCTCTACAGATTGAAGAAACAGGGCATGACCATACCACCGATACGCCTCAGCTGTCACAGAAACAGTCGATACAGATCGCTGAAACGCTACATGCACATTCCGCAGATACTCCGCAGCTCTCGCTCTCTATCACAATATCAATAGAGAGTGCAGAACACAGTCATACTACCGATACTCCGCAGCTATCTCAAAAGCAATCCATCTCTATTGAAGAGACGCTACATGCTCATACGGCAGAGTCCCCTCAATTAGCACAGAAGCAACAGCTATCAATCGAAGAGACAGCACACTCGCATACTGCCGAAACGCCTATCCTTTCTCTTTCGTCCAGTCTCTCCATCGCGGGAGATACGCACACTCACACGGTAGATACTCCTTCACTACAACAGACATTTTCAGCGTCTGTTGAAAGCACAGTACATACTCATACTGCTGATACACCTCAGCTATCGTTGGGCGCAAACCTTGTAATCGAGCAAACTGTACATGCTCACACTACCGATACTCCCGCGCTTTCTCAGAAGCAAACGATAGTAATTGAGGCAACTTTACATGCTCATACGGCAGAAACGCCATCAATTTCGCAAAAACAAGCACTAATTGTAGAAAATACCCTTCACAAACATATAGTAGATGGTGTATTATTAGAGCAGGCGGTAAATGTAGCCGTTGATGACGTGGTTCACGAGCACACTGCTGAAGAGCCACAGTTATCGCAGAAACAATCCATATCCATAGCAGAGACGATACACAATCACATATCAGATGAGCCTGAGCTTATTCTTGGCATATTAGTGTCGATTGAAGAGACGACACATAGCCAATCTGTAGATGAACCGCAATTATCACAAAAGCAGTCCATCTCAATAGAGAGCACAGATCATACCCAGGATGCAGAGACTCCGCAGCTCACTTGTGAGCAATCAATATCAATAGATGAGTGTCTGCATTCTCATACCGTAGATGAGCCAGTATTATCAACCTCGATCATCCTGGTCATCGAAAGTACCGAACATTTACAAACTACCGATACGCTGTCGCTCTCTCAGAAGCAAGCGGTCACGATCAGCGAGACAGTTCATCCGCAATACGCAGATGAAGTAACGCTATCTCTGTCGTCCAGCCTTCTGATAGAGAGTACTGTCCACGAGCATACAAGTGACACACCAGTCCTTGAGGCAAAGTGGACATTAGTAGTACCAGACTGCGAACACGTACATACAGTTGACACCCCTCAGTTGTCACAGAAACAGTTGCTGACGATTGAGGAAACAATCCACGCCCACACTGTAGAAACGCCAACAATCGAGTTTATGCCGATTGTTGAATGTCTGCACCTTCACATCGCAGACACAGTGACACTGGTGATCACATCTATACCAGTCACAATACAGGGTAGGTTGTTGATTGACGGATCATGGATGTATAGATTTCCTGCTGGTGAGTGCAACGATATACTCATCGATGGGGTATCTGTTATCAATCAAGAGCTTCTTGAGGTACGAATATTTCCTGAGCCGTATGAGGATCGCGATGATCCCTATAAGGGCTACGGATGGGTACTCTCGAAGCTAAATTCCGACGACGGTGAACTTTACGAAATGGTTGATGGTATCTACCGCAACTATACTCGAAAGGGATACGTCGAGATTATATAAGGAGACATATAATGCCTAACCCAAATGCCGACGCTGGCGATGGCGCAGAGACTACTCCCACAGGGACAGACTCTACCGCTAACCAACCGAACATTGAGAAGCTGCAAGCACAACTAAAGCAATTTACTCAACAGATTGAAGACAAGGACAATACGATTGTCGATCTTCAGAACAAACTCAGTGAGATTACCACAGAGGCTACCGAGTATAAGAAACGCTTTACCGGTTCTCAAGGCTCATATCAGAGAGAACAGAGTAAATGGAAAGAAGCAATCGAGAAGAACGATGAAATGACCGCAACTATCAAATCTCTTTCCGAGCAAGTGGAACAGCTTACTGGCAATCTTGCTACTATCACAGAGGAACGTGATGTGGCAGTTTCCGAAGCTGAAATAGCTAATCTTGGTCTTGAGCGCACGAAGATCATCATCGAGGAGTTCCCTGGCTTCCTAACTTTAGAAGCTGATGGTCTCCTGCCCGATGGGTCAGGTGATGAGTTTCGCAACACCTTGAAGAAGTTTGCTGCTCGGATGGAAAAGCTGGGGGTTGATAATATCATCGGTGAACTTTCAGGCTCTTCTCCAGCCCCGCCTGAGGGCGAAGGAGATAAAACCAGAGATGCGCTGTTTGGTGATCTCAAAGGTCTTCTAAGAGGTCAGGCTGACCTTACTATGGAAGAATACGATCAGGCTTATGACAAAATGTTACAAAGTATGAGCAAGGAGTAAAAAACTATGGCTATCCATGAGTCTTATGAAGTAGCTGACAACGAATTTACCTCGCTTGCTTTTCAGAGCTTCTGGCTTGTGAAAGAGTACGACTATGCAGACGTACCCGTAGGTCTCACAATCACCTATGCCTTGGAAGCTGGTGTTATTCTGCTAGGTGCAGCCCACGTTGTAGTTGATGCGTTTTCGGGTTCTGGTGTCACCCTTGATGTTGGTGACGGTTCAGACGACGATGCTTACATCGACAACACCAATCTGGACTTGCAGACAGATGCTAACTTCTATTATGGTGGCGGTGGTGCAAATGCTGGTGCTCAGGGAGCATATAGCGAGTCTGCCCACAAGGTTGTAATGACCTTCAATGAGCAGCCAACCGCAGGCAGCGGAAAGCTACTACTTCATTGCCTCGATCTATCAACAAGCTGGCGAGTGCCATAACGGAGAGCAGTAAACTATGAGTACCTTTGAACGATATTACGATATTAACCCTGTATCGGTAATCGATCAAAATCAGTGGGATTATCGCACTCCAGAAGTGGCTATGCAGTTCAGGACTCAACCTGTAGTGTACACGCCACTTGTAGAGTGGACCGATGAAACTGCGCGCACAGGCGCACAGACCACAATCGTTACCGAAATGCTAGAGGGAGACATCGACTTCGATGAAATCCCCTTCACCGCTAACTATATTGACGCTCAAGGCGTCGATAGCCGCGCTCGGACATTCAGCATCACTCGCTACGGCGACAAGGTTCAGATGCATGAATCGTCCAATATCTTCCAGCAATGGCGGATGGGTGGCGGACGCGACTGGAGACCACTGTTACGTGGTATCTTAGGTCAGAACGTGGTGAAAAAGTTTGAAATTCTGGCTCGAAATGCACACTTACTCGGACCTCAAACCTTCTGGACGTATTCTGGTGATGCGACCAATTGGGGTGAGATCGAGTCCACAGATGTTTTCGAGTTGGATAAAACCAACGAGTGGAACTTGCGTTTGGGCAATACGGGTTCTCCCGTAATCCCAGGCGACAGAGCCAACGCTAAGCTTTGCCTTATCCCCCCAGGTTGTACATATGACTTCTTCGATGGATTAGCCTCAGCGTCATCTAATGAGGCGTCTATGTGGCGTGATGCAAGTCTGTATGCTGGAAGTGCAATTCGCTATGAGCTTGGTTCTCACAAGAACGTCCGCTTTGTTGAAGTGCCTAATGACAAATATGGCTTCAACCTGTCAGTTCTGTATAACTGCGGTGCGCTTAGCTACCAGTACGGTGTGACTTCACCGATCACCCCTGGTGATGGTGCGCCCGATCCTGAAACGACCAAGGTTGATGATGTTTGGATGGTTGGTCAAAAAGACGTTACTCACTATATCCAGCTTGAGGCTTGGAGTGGTAGTGCTGTCTTCGCTGTCAACGACATCGTTTCCATCCATACTCAGAGAACGGCAACCTATGGCGTCACCAATGGTGTCAATCCTTTGAGTGGAAAGACCATCACTCGCCGTATTGTGTCAGTAGACAATGATAATTACCGCCTTGCATTTGATCGCCCAATCCTGACCCCCTACACCTCTGCGTTCAATGCAACAGCTGACGATGGAGCTGAAGGACTGCTATATGCCTTTGTGACGAAAGCTCGCCATATTGGTATGTGCTTGGTTCTCGGCAGTCGCGGCGGTATCCTCGGTGGCGTGGGTAGAGCAATCAGGTTCTATGAACCCAAGCCCGTTGATGACTTCGAGAGTGTCTGGAGATTCACCTGGGACATCTACTCTGGTTACAACATTTGGGAGCCTCACCTGTTTGAAGTCTACTTCTGCGCCTTAACCCTGCCCAAACCAGGCGGTGTGATTACTCCGTAAAGTGACAAGATGAGTACTACCTTCAACGAAATCAAGTCCATAACTGTCAGACTTCTCAATGATACGCCGACCCTAGCGAATGGCGAAATCTCTGGTGGGCAGTACAACGCAGATTTGCTCTATGATGCTACTAAGGCTGCTATGACTGCCATCACCACGAGAGTTTGGAAAGCTGCTACGGTGACGCTGGCAGGTAGTTCAGGCTCTGCCTTGCTACCTGTGAACTTCATTGAGATTGAAGGCGTTTTGGATTTGTATGCTGGCAAATGGCTTCCAGAAAGCTCAATCGTCCCTCTTGAGTTTTGGGACGAAGAGCGTATCACAGGGAATGCCTGGATACAGTACCCCGAGGGTAGTATAAGTTTTGTTACAGATTTACCAGAAGACGGTGCTGTCCTGTACTACACAGCTGAATGGGATATGCCCACAAGCGGTAGTGACCTGATGGACACACCCGACTATGCAAACTTCGCGATCTCTTTATTCGCAGCATCTTATTGCGCGATCACTAAAGCTGTTACAGCAGCTGATCTAGGGCAGTACAAAGTTAAGGTAGACAGTGGTAGACCCACAGACAATCCCCTTATTGACCTTTCTAACTTTCTGCTTGCTAGATATGGTGTAGAGCTTGAACGATTGCCAATGAAGAAGAAGGGTACACACTAATGTCCCAAATTGTTCCTCTCATTACTATTGCGCTCAGAGATCACCTAAAAGCAGTATGCCAAACTGCGATTGACCCTAGTGACCCCACATACGCCCATCATGTAAAGATTGAGCGTTATCAATCTGATCCTGTAAAGGAAAATGTCCAACTCGCCGTAGCTGGTGGAAGTCTTGACGACCCCAACTACATCGATGGGATCGTTACACTCGATCAGTTAGATGATATGGGTTTTTATGTTCCCGCGAGGGAAGTAGGAGGCGGTCAACTATGGTGGCGCAGAGGTGTAGTGCAAATAGGTATCTTCTGGATACTCGATAGATTTGATGAAGAACCTGCACAGGACTACGCGTATATCATTCTTGGACGTGTCGAAGCTAACATCGAGAACCTTTATGTTGCAAGTTTAGTAGATGACTACGGAGAAAGAGCAATCCAAATGTTTTGCTATGGCAATGAATTTTTCAGGTCTGGTGGACCTCCAAACAACTATTTGTACAGAGGCAAAGTCTACTGGCAATGTCTAACGGAACGCCCATAAGGAGTAAATAAAATGGCTGTAAGCGCACAAGCTGGAACTGTAGGTTTCGGACCTCAGGAGGCGATGGGTACACGGGCAACCGAGTTTTACCGTCACAAGGCAACCATGGTCGATCTGAGTATCCTCGATGATACCAGATTGGGAGTGCCTGAAGTTGGCGGAAGACCTGTACCTACATTCCCGTACAAAGCGGGGATCATGGTAGCAGGTGGACTGACAATTCAGCCACGCCTAGAGAACACTCTTGGCTGGTTACTGCGCGGTTTGATGGGCGGTTATACGTCCGATGGTATTGAAGACGAAGATGGAGTGCAAGCTCTTACTGCTTTAGATGGTAGTACTATCACTGATGGTAGTCTTGTCGATCCATCCGAAGCACGTTTCATTACCATGTCGGTTATCTTGGACGAAGACCTTCCGTCTACCCCTGCCGCGAATGTTGTGATCACTGGTGATACGGTGGATTACACCTATCACTTAGCTGGTCTTTCTTCAGGATCGCACATCTTTTGCACCCCCGATGAAATTGCGGATGTCTCGCAGATTGTTTTACCAACTGCCAGTGGCTCTGCGATGTTCGGGTGGACGAAGGACAACGATGTTGATGCAAATGTCAAAGTGACACATGAGTTTACTTTGTTGGACTCAGACCCTGGCTACGTGCCATGGATGACCTTCAAGAAACACATTCCACGCAAGGAGAACGCGTCAGATACCGATCTAGGTGAAATCTATGACGACTGCAAAGTTCTAACCGCAGGTTTCGTATTCCCTAATGATGCACCAATCACAATGAGACTGGATGCTCTTGGTAGAGACTTCGAGCTTGACCATAGCCCTGATGCTTGGGTATGGGAGAACACCTTTGAAGACTACCAGTCCATTCCAGTTGGTTGTGTTGCTGGTGGCTACATCGAGATACCAGATGGCACTGAACTGCCAGTAGTGGCAGCAAATCTCGCTATGGGTAATGCGCCTCTTGATTTACGTCAAGAGCGTGTGTTCGGTGATTACCGTCTTGAAGATGTAACGGTGATCAACCGCGCCATGACCTTTGATATTCTGGTCAAAT